GGCGATTTGTCTGCTCCAAGTTTTATTCCATCAGCAAGAGCATCACCCAGCGCCTGTCCGGCAGAGGCATAGTCCGGCGAGGTAGCCTTTACGTCTTTGGCTGTGCTTTTTGATGTATTTGTAAGCCCTCCAAACATGCCCTTGACTTTATTAACGCTTTCTTGAATTGTATTGCCCATGCCCTTTCCAAGTTCTGATGCAGCTGTGGTCATTGTTTTCCATGCTTCTTTTGTATCATTTGCATTTGCAGTCATTCCAGCTTTAGCTTTTGCCAAATTTGTTTCAGCATCGTTTGCCATGTTTTTTAAACTGCCTCTAAAAGAATCTATGCCCTCTTGAACGCCCTTGAAAGCATCCCCGATATAAGGTATTTTAGAAAGCATTCCGGTTAATCCACTTAGAAATCCTGCAATTCCACCCACAACAAATTCAAGAGCTTTTGTAAGTCCTACAATCATAGTGCTTAAAGCAACATTGATTCCTGCTATCCCTGTTGAAAATGCACTTTTTATAATTGTCCACATGCTTTGAAAAAATGGCACAGCCTTATCCCAGTTTTTTATCAATAAATAAGCGCCTGCTGCAAGTGCTGCTACTCCTATTACAATAAGAGTTACAGGACTTGCTAACGCGCCTATTACACCTATAGCACCCTTAATTACAGTTATAAGCATACTAAATCCTTTTATAACATTACCAACAACAACCGCTATTGGCCCTATGGCGACTACAAGCCCAACCGCAACACCAATTATAGTTTGCATTGTTGGATTTAGCCCCTTAAACCAATTAATCAAACTAGATACATGCCCTGCAAAATCCTTTAAACTGGGTATGACCTTGCTTTGAATAAATGGTATTAATGTATCTTTGATTAGTGGCATAAACGCCGTGCCTATTTCCGCCCCCGAGACTTTAAATTGCATTTTCAAGGCATCCATTTCATCTCCGAATTGCCGAGCGGCGTCTATACTCTCATTGCTCATAACCAAGCCCAAGTCATTAGCCTGTTTGCGTAAACGTTCAATCTCAGCTCCACCAGCATTCAATAGTGGTGCTAATTCTTGCCACGATCTTCCAAACATAGCAGATGCCATTATGTTCCTATCGGATTCGTTTTTCATTGATGATAGTTTCTTAATCACATCGTTATAGATATCGCCTACGGGTCGCGTTTTTCCGGCTGAATCCTCCATGCTTATTCCAAGAGCCTTCATTCCTTTTGATGTATCACCGGTACCGGCTTCAACACCCTTTAGACGATTTGTAAACATTGCCATGCTGCTTTGTATTACACCAAAATCCATGTCAAGCTGATTAGTAACAAATTGCATTTCTTGTAATGACTTAAGACCAATTCCGGTTTTTTCCGACATTACGCCAAGTTCATCGGCATATTTTACAGCATTGTCTGCCAGTTTCAATATTCCTGCGGCGGCAGCTATTGCAGGGGCGGTTATATGTGTTGTCATCGATGTGCCTGCTGATATCATTTTATCTCCGGCATTTTTCAGGTTATTTGATAAATCACTCATGTGGTTTTTAAAATTAGTAAATGGCTTTGAGGATTTCTCGATCTCGTTATTAAGCTTTGCTTGTTGAGTCTGGAGGTCGAGAATCTTATTTTTCAAATTCATAGCCGCTTTGGAATCTTCACCCTGAACACTTACAACATCGTTATATTTTTTTATAGTCTGTGTCATTTCAGCGGAAAGAACTTGCTGCTGTGCTTTTTGAACGTCCAGTTGTTTTGCTAAAGTCTTAGCGCTACCCTCAACAGCTTTGTTCTGTGCTTTCCACAATTCAAGTTCTTTATTTATGGAAACGGTTGCTTGTTTTGCTAAATCTATGCCTTGCTTATAGCTTGTTGCATCAAGTATTAGCTTTGTAACCATTGATTTTTCCATACAACCACCTCATTTTTTAAACGATTGTTCTATGCCATCCATAATGACTTTTTCAACTCTTTGGTAAGCATTTTCTTTTGATTCATCAAAGGCTGGTCTTAGCCACGGTCTTGCAGGTTCCTTACTTGTTCCGAATTCGCTAAAATTTCCATACCATTCGCCCCGTGGCCCTGCGATTTGTGAATATGTACCGCTTCTGCTCCTTCGAACTTTTCCTATGTTGATACTATCGCGCAATTTTCCGGTCAATACTGGAACTCTGCGAAATAAAGCATCAATAATGGGTTTAATTCCTTCATTTATTGCCTTTGTAAAAATGTTGTCGCCATCCTTGCCCATATTATCAAGGGTGTCAATCATTTTTTGAAAGTCCTTTGTATCAAGCTCAATCATGCTATCACCGCCTAAAAAGGAGGGCTTACATACCCTCCTTTTGTTTCTGCCATTCTTGTTCTTCCCTCTCAAGCGTAAAAACTGCCATCCATTCCGTGATTTCTTCTGAGCTTATTCTGTCAAGGAGCTCCCCGACTGTGTACCCGAGTTCTCGGGCAAGTCGGAAGTAGAATCGTTTTTCTGGATGGCGCTCAAATTTTTTGCTGCTTCACCGATGGATTTTTGTATAAGCGAATTTAGTTCAAGCGCCTGTTGATAAATTGACTGAATCGCATCAGAATTTAATTCGCTTATCAATTCAATCTCGTCATCGTTAAACATCCTCACGCCTGTTTCATCACAGAGGCTAAGTGCAACAACTAAACTCATGTTGTCAAATATTTTTTCGTACTTTACGTCAACATTGCCGCCATCTACGCTGATTGATGCCTGTAAAAACTTCGCCCTGTCTTTGCCTGACCATTTTCTTATGTATACATTTCCGCCCAGTTCCGGTACTTCAATTTCTTTTATGCCGAAGCTTTTTTGTGCCAATATCTTTTCACGACTTAAGATCATATATCCTCCTATGCAACAGTTGTTGATGTTACTCCTCCGGACACAATAAACGATGCTGAGTATGTCCAAGTGCCGCTTACGCTTTGTTTTGTCTCGTAGGACGTTACAAAGCATTCACCTTTTTTCTCGATAGATCCGCTTACGGACGTTGAGAATGGATAGTATTCAAAACTCTTTGTGTCCGTGCTACCTACAATAAACGCCAAAATGGTATCTACTGCCGATGAAAGGGTGCCAGATATACTACCATTTGCGCCCTTCAATCCCATTACAAAGTTTTTGGATGTGTCTGTAAACCCTGTTACCTCCACAGTATCTGCATTGACAGGAAGTGAAACATCTACCATACCGGTTGAAATATCCGTCAATGAACCTGCGGAACTGTCAATAAAAAAGTGTCCATTTCTGCCATGATAAAAAGCCATATAAATACCTCCTTTTTAGGTCTGTGTAGACCGATGTAAAGCTACACCATAAGTGCAACTTCCTGTTAATGTACATGATGCCTTGACATATCGCCTTATCTCTCCTGTGATTGCCACTCTCTGTGCTGATGCTCCTGCTGGTGCGGTTGAAAATGTAGCCACTGTTTCCCAGCTTGACCCGTCGGATGAATGGTCAAGAACTATTAACGCATCCGAAGTAGCCGTTGCCGTAACGTGTAAATACGCTGCACCACCGTTGGTTGATTTGCCTGAATTGTCAAACGATGCGCCGCTGCTGGATGCTGCCGCTGCTGCCACTGCCCTGATACACAAAACAGGCTCACAGCCTACATTAGACTGGCAAGCCGTTGCAATTCTCACTGCTCCACTGACCGACCCCTTGATTGTGAATTCAGTGCCGTATCCTTTAAAGGCTCTGCCAGGTTTTCCCGAAGATTCTCCAGCCGGATACCATGTCCAAACATTTTCGTTTGTGGACAAAGCATCATTTAAAAACTGGTCAGCTTCCGAAGTACTCCCTGCGCCAAAACCTTCACCGGTTAAAGTAGCGCTTTTCAGTCCCATTACAAATTTCTTTGCAGTATCAGCGAAAGTAGTAACCTCAACCGTATCGGCGTTAACTGGTACACTTATGGTGTCAAGATAAGATGACATTGAATGTCCGTTAACGTAAATTTCCGCATTTCTGCCATGATAAAAACTCATATAATCACCTGCCTTTCTGGCATAAAAAAAGACCCTTATGGTCTAGTGAACATTTAATCTCCAAAATCTGTGTTTACTTCGCTTAACCTTCAATCCCTCCTTTTGAAATTTAATGTAAAGTTTTTTATTTATCTGTTTCATTTACGCCTCCGTATGCCAAAAAATAAAGTCTGCTATTTTGCCGAATCTTTGGGTTTCATCCTCATATGTATCGTTTTCATCATCCAAGATAACGGCACTAACAGTAAGAGTACTCATTGTACCGTTAAGATAGTTTTGCAACGATGCCCTGAGTTGTTCAAACACTGCCGATGCGCTTGTGTAGGTTGTCGCCCATGAAGTTAACTGCATTCGCGTTGTTGCCCCTATATCAGCCGTAAACCCATGAAGCCGTGGAGAACTAATTTTTTGTATTACAATCGCTGGTAAAACTGGATCCTGTGGAAGTTTCAATAAATGGATTCTATTTGATACTGAAGCCGTTAAGCCTGTTTGAGTAAGTAAATATGTTATAAGTGCTTGTTCAATTACCATTAAATCACTTCCTTTGCCGGAACCACGAGTTCAATATCGTCTTCTTTCAAGTTTAAAACCGCAAGGAATTGCAGATACCTGTTTTTATACTTTATCCTCATGCGCTCATCAATTCCAATTCTATATCTCATTCTTATTTTGTACGTTGCTTCGCTCATCCTTTGCTGTTGCAACCATTTTTCTGAACCCGAAACAGGCTCTATGCTACACCATACATTAGCGTGGTCTACCCAAGTTTCAATGTCTTCGTTAAAGCTATTTTTTGACAATGTTGGGCATTGAATTGTAACATATTTGTCTAAATCTCCTGCTCTCATATAATCACATCCATACTCTGTATTGTTTTAGTAGTCTCTTTGCAGCCAAAGGAATTTCTTTTAATTCACCAAATTTTGTATCTCTTGAATTTTCCCTATTTTCATACAAGTCACCTGTTATCAATAGCATAGCTTGTTTAATCTGTTTTGGAACTGTTGTTGAAGTTCCATATCCGGCTACAAACTCAATATTAATAGGGTTTGACGGTGACAACGTAGCCGAAGGCCATGACTTTCCGTAGCCCAACACAACCCGCCCAGGTTCGGACTTAATATCCACAATGTAATCTGATGTACTCATGGCATTACTGGACTCGTCACTATCCATGTATGTAATCGATGAAACAGACTGCAAAGGTGCGGCATAGGGTAGTTTAATATTGTCGTTTCCATAAGCATTGAGAATCAAACCTAATTCCAGATTATTTGGCCACCTATTACCGTCACCAAAATTATCCAGATAATAATTCCATGTTTGAGTTATTAATCTCCGTCCAGTGTGATCTTCAACAAGCGTTCTCGCTGCTGTTATAAGGCTTTCTATATATGTATCTTCTGCTGATTCTGGCCCATACTCTAAAATATTCACGCCGTAAACAGCATCCCCCGCCACAGTAGCGTTTGCGCGAACGTATTGTTTTGAGCCGGTGTATTCTTTTTCAAC